TTCATGTTCATCATTCCTTCATAAATTGCTTTTGGGTATGCGTTTGGGGCACTAGGTTGTGCGACCACATCTACAGTGACAATCTCAAAGTCACTGACATGTCCATTATGTGGATCAACATTACCTGATCCACGACTCGATACTCCCAATCTCACGCCAGACTGTAGCATAGTTTTCACTAGCTCGCCCATTGGAGTTGGAAGAATTTTTAGTTTTCCGTAACCGTTTGGTCCGTCCATCCACATGTTAGTAATCATGTGACACACACGGTCTAAATTAATTTTAAGGTCATCTGGATGATCTACTTCACCAAGAACGCTACAAACTTTAATTTGTTCGTTAAGTGTATCAACTGCTTCTGCAATCTGCCTCACTGGGTAAACACGTTCGTTGGCGTTCTTAACATCACCTTGTATGCAGATTCCTTCCATGTAGAGAGACTTCTTACCATTTTCTTCGCCTTCAGAGATTGTCATCTTTGCGGCTTCAAAAGTAAGGTTTTCTCTTAGGTATAGCTGTCCCATATACTCGGTCCCTAACTAATTAATCAATAACACTTTTGGTGTTAACACCAGATGCTTGTGCTAAATCAGGCTTAGGAGCTGGCTTAACGTCAGGCTTCGTTGTGTTGTCTTGACTAACATATTTTGGTGTTGGGCGACCTTCTTTGCCTTTGTTCCCATCGTCAAAGTTTACTGGATGTGCATCCATTCCTTTTTGACCTGAGTTTGCAGCATATGGTGACTTACTAGCTGGTGATGTTGTAACTGGCTTTGGTGCTGGAACTAAATCTACGTTCTCATTAAAACCTTCTACTTCAACATTAACATCAATTGGCTCGTCCATTTGATCTTGCATTCCATCAATTTCGTCTTGCTCTCCGTCAAGATCTCCTTCAATACCATCAATCTCATCTTGCTCGCCGTCAATGTCGTCACTGTTGTCATCAACTTGACCCATTAGTTCTTCGAATTCACTCATTAGTTCGTCTAATTTGTCTTCGATATCAACTACACGGTCTTCTAATTCTTCTTCGCCGCCATTGTCATCAACGTCGATGTCAATCATTTCGATTTCTTCTTCGTCGTCCTCGAAAGTTGCGCCTTGCTCTTCTGACTCAATGTCATCAATTAGATCGTCAACTTGTGATCCGCCTAATTCTTCTGATTCGTCAATTGCTCCATCGTCTTTACGCTTGCCGAAGTCTCCTCTTGAATCATCTCTACGACCTTTTTTAGAAACATCTTTGTCAGCAATCTTGCCGTCTTTGCCTGCTTCTGATTCGTCTTCACGATCGTCATATCCTTGTTTTTCCATGACTTCTTCTTCAGCCATGATCTCTTCATAAATGTCTTTAGACTTATCAACGACTATCTCGTGAAAAAGTGCTTTTGCATTTGCTTCGTCATCATTGATGACATATTCTATTAATTGTTCAAATTTATTCATTATTTCTTCTCCAAAGTCGTGTCTGTAAAGTACTTAACATATTTGTCAAATACTGGTAGTTTATAGGGGTAAAATGGGTATAAAATGAATATTTCTTTATACTAAAGAAATTATTACATTGCCGGTGGTGGTGGTGCGAATTGAGCTTGTATCTTTGACAAGTCTTCTTTTCTTTCGTAGTTACGCATATCATACATCTTACGCAGTTTTGATATCTGCTTCAATGTAAGTTTTGTCTTACGCAATTCTCCAAGTTGAGGGACACTGTTGTCATCTTCTTGATCCTGGTAACCTTCTGGAGGTGCTTCATAAAATTCAAATAGTTTCATAGTGATACTTATCCAGTTTGTTCAACACTAGTATTTAGTGAATTAGAACAAGATCCTACACAGGTATTATGGCAGGTTTTAACACTGTTCCAACTATTAAATAATCTAAATTTATAAAAATCTGATTGTTCAATGTCACTAATATTATGTATGTTTAAATTTATATCGTCGATGTTACCAATTATTTTTCTAAATAACCGTTCAGATATAGTATCTTTCCACGTAACTCCAGAAGTCATACAACAAGGCAACAAATGTCCTAAGTAATTTACATACAATTTACCAGTATCCATCCAGCCATTGCATTCAGGACTCTTAAAGTTAGTATTATCATTATTAATACTATTTGCTTTGTTGTGACTTTTTGTTGATACGTCAAGTGCGATTGTATCGGTCATTACTAAATCATATTGATACTTGCCTTCTATATACACAGGCCAGACATTGTCTCCCCAAAAGTTTCTATTAGAGTGAATAGTTTCAAAATTTACAAATCCCAAGTCCAATGCTAACTGTCGTGCTTTTTCAACTTGATGCTGATTGTGTTTAAAAATTATATATTTCCATGTTGCATTACCACCAGCATCAATAAAACTTTTTGCATTGGCAATAGTTTTATTCCAGTTAGAATTTATTCTATAGATGTGGTTAGTATCCTCAAGTCCATCAATGCTAAAAGTAACTTGTAGATTCTTATGAGTTGCTAAATTTGCAAAATAATCTTTATTTCTTATACTTCCGTTGGTTATTAACTTTATAGATTCAATGTCTTTAAAAAAATTAACAAATTGGTCAATTTCAGGATTCATCATTGGATCACCATAATCACCTTCAAATGTTACGTTTTGCAAACTAGGTAATTTTGTTAAATCAAAGTTTTTAACCATACTATCAAGACTTAGATGTCCTTGTGTGAGATTTTTATCAAGGTATCCATTGGTATCATACCTTGGACACTGAGGACAGTGAAGATTACAGAATGTTGATGGTTCAAATGTAAATGAATTTATCTTTGCTAGATCTAACTGCATTTACTATTAAACCAGTGCCACAGTGGAGTATAAAAATTTAATAGTACATCGCCATTTATACCTATATATCCATAAAACTCGTCAGTGAGTATTGGTCCGTTTTTGTTAGAATTGCTCCCAATATGGTAATAACATTTATTGCCTTGTGTATACAATTCTGTTACCTCTATCTCATCAATTACAATTTTATGTACCATTGCATGTATATCAGAAACAATGTTTTGCTCTTCATCAATTTTAGTATGTTTTGCAGTTTTGCCACGCATATTAATTTTAATACACTGTTCAGTCTTGGCATCTGTATCAATAAACTCAACAACATAGTTTGTTTTACTATTGGTAAAAGGATTACTTGTTATCAGTTCATTGTTAAGATAAATGTCAAGAAATACATCAGGAGAATTCTGATCACACTCAATTAATAGACTTGCAATCATCAATTACACCGGTGCTGGTATTTCTGGAGTAGCCAATGGATCATTGATATCAACTGGTTCTCCGCCCATTGCTGGATCCGCCTCTCCGTCTGCAGCAACTGCATCACCCATTTCAACATCGCCTTCGATGTCACTAGGACTAACACCAACTGTACGCAAGTCACTTCCTGTTGGTTCTACATCAACTGGTTGTCCAGTTTCTTCTTGCCACATTTCTGTGTTCTCTTGTAGTTCGTCGTCGGTTAAACCTAGATAACGCTTCATAAGAAAACGTTTTGAAAAGTATGCAAGTGGCTCTAACGCACCAAATGCTTGCATTCTAGTTGTATCAAGTTCTGCTTGACGATAACTGGCAAAGTTTTGTGGTGGATTAAATTTGATTGCAAATAAACCACTGTCGATGTTAAACCCTCTCCAACGCAAGAACATCTTAAACTCATCGTCTAGTTTGTCAATAACCTGCTTTTGCAGTCTTTCACAATACTGATTGAATCTATATTCCTGTATAAGTGCAGTGCCAACACGACCATCATTCATTGGTCGATCTGAATCATCTGGACCGGTAGGCAAATAACTGCTTGGTACACGAAGTCCTCTGCACATTTTGTTGTTAAAATATTTCAAATCATCAATCTGTCCAAGATTCTCACCGCCCGGTAGTGTTTCAACTTTAGAACCTCTACCTTCAGCAGTTTGTGGAAAGAAGTAATCTTCGTTGATTGATAGTGGATTGTATGTTGTATCCATTGACGTTTGGCCTTGTCCGCCTGTTGCACTAGGAATACGTCTTTGATGTACTTCGTTCTTAACACGCTCAACAAACTGCATAGCAAGATGACTGGGCATGTTACCTACGTCAATGTAAAACACTCTACGTTCTGGTGCACGTTGTACACGATAGATTAATATCGAATCTTCAAGTAGTTCTTTTTGTTTGAACACTTTGAAAATCATTTCTAATACGCTTTGACTGAAAGGCCAGAAAAAGTCTAAACCTTCACTGAGTCCAAGATGCACTACGTTCTTTGCATCAACTACAGTTTCGTTCATTGTCTGTTGGAATCTACTTCCTGTGCTCGGTGAGTTAGGAATAGTGTAGTTTGCTCCGCCGCCCATTGATCCACCGCCACCAGTTCCGTTGATTTCTCCAGCATTGCCAGCACCATAATCACTGGTGTTTTTAGCAGTAATACTTAAATTTTGAAAGTTAGGATTGATGTCACGTATAACATACTGCTCAGGACGCTTGCCTTCGTTTTCGTTAACAATAACTTTTACAACTTTGCTCATGTCGACCCAAAACAATTCAAATGTTTCCGGGTCACGCACAAATACTTGATCTCCGTACTTTAGTGTGTTACGGAAAATACGAAACATACGCTTATCGAATTTGTTTAATTTGGTCCACTGTTGTAGTTGCTTGCGAATAATTTCAATTTCGTTGTTTGTTGGCGTGTCTGTGTAGGATACTTCAAATGGTGTGTCATTGCTTTCGTTTGTTTGTGTAGAAAATTCAGCAATAATATCAAGACATGCATTGATTTCACTATCATTGTCCATGTTCTCATATTGATTATAGCGTTCTATTCTGTTGGGATGACCTGAATATACTTCTGGAAGATGACTTTGGTAATTCTTAAAACCAAATTGTCCGCCTGAGCCTCCTGATCCGTAACTAGGACCTCGTTGTGTTTGTCCACTGATAGGACTTAGTTGACCACCTTCGTTACCGACAGCTTTGAAATATTTTTTCCAAGACATATGCGTTCCAATATACTCTTTGTTATATTGTATTTATCACTAGTTACGGGACGCTTGTAATATCTTCTTCTGGAGTGCGTTGTTAGTTTGTAACTCACCTGCAATTACAGTTAGAATTGCATCAGACCCTGCTGCTTGATTCTGACCTGCTGTTGCAGTACCGGCGTTGGTTGTAGTTGGTGTTGTACCTAAATTTTGTGTTACTGCACTTCCGAGATTCGCACTTGATAAATTGTTAGTTGGGCCAGCATATCCACCATATATTCCGCTACCTGTTGTACCACCGCGTGAGTAGGATTGCACTTCGGCTTTTTGTAAATCTTTAAGTTTAGTTTTCTTCACACTAGCATCAATTTTGCTACCAAATTGTTTCTGATAATCTGCACCAATGTTTTGTTTTCCCCTGGCTTTTAACATACCAGTTTCTTTAGCAACTCTTTCTGCTTTTTCTGTGCTACTTTCAAACCAGTAACTCATTGAGTTAAGAAAATTTGCTCCACTAGTGCGTAACTCTTTGTTTTTTTCATCCTGTGCGTCAACTGTTGCAATGTCAGCTGGACTGCTGCTGTCGCCCGTTACATCTTTTTTTAATTGTGCCGTTACTGCATCTATTCCACCTTCGGAAAATGCCTTGGCATATGCTAACATTTTTTTAGATGCTATCACAGTATACTCTGTAAATTTTTCTATAGAAGCTGCGGCTAGTGGCAATGAAGTTTGTAACGCCAACTTGTCAAGTGCTGCTCCAGCTTTAATCATTGATTCTTGTGCATTGATCATTGAGTTGGTTGTCTTGTCTGTAGTCGACATAGTTTTTTTAGTGCTCTCCTCAATCTTACCAATTTGATCACTAAATTTTGCTCCAAATGTTAAACTTTGTAGATCAACTAATATTGCTTCTAGTGCAGTTCCAGTATTACCAGCTGCCATAGCAAACTTATCTCCACCTAGTGAAGCATATCTTTTAGCAGCCGCTTCCTGTATTCCCGCTAAGGCTGCTTCTCTAGAAATAGTTCCAGCTTTTAACTGGGCCATAATTGTTTTACCTGCTTCACCGGTGGCTCTGTAAAAATTCTTACCAGCTTCACTTGCAAAGTTACCACCCAATGCATCACTAAATCCTGCAGACAACGTTGGAGCCGCTTTTGCTAAAACTGCACTTACACCTTGTATAGCTGCTGACGCTTTTTGGCCAGCTTCTCCGCCTAGTTTACGTTCTACTTCTCGTAATGCAGCACCTTGTCTCACATGTCGAGTCTGTTCGTCAAGTTCTTTTTGTTGCTCGCTAACACTCTTACCTGTGAGCTTGGACAATTCAGTTAACTGTTGTATATAATTCTTAGATCCAGCAGCAAGTGCTCTACTGTCTCGTGATTGCCCTCTGTTTAATCTCTGTTGCAACCCAATGTAATTGGCAGTTAATTCGTTTTGTTGCTCAACACCAATACCCAGGGCCAATAACCCACGCCTAAATGGTTGCATGTCTTTACTGGTATTGGCTAATGTTTGGGCTGCATCAGCTGAGTTTCCTAATGCAAATGTAAGTTGAGGTCCAGTTTTATTAATTACTCCAGCAAAACTGTTAAAACTCAATCCAGCTTTGATTGCTTGATTGGCAAGTCCTGTTAATCCATCAGCACCAAGTGCTCCAATTTCTCCTGCTTTACGATACGCAGTTGAAGCTCGTTGTAGTTCTGCAGTAAGCATTGGACCAATTGTTTTAACAATTTCTCCAGCTGCCTGGCCTAATGCCGCAGTTACTTTTGCTGCCGCACTAACTACCCCACCGAGCGCCGGACCAATATATGGAATACCTTTTAGTGCATCTCCTGCAGCATCACCTAATGCTCCAACTGTTTTACTAGCCATTTGCATGCCGTTGCCAACTAATGCAATGGAACCGTTTAAACTAGTAAAGTCTTCTCTATTTTCTCTAATTGCACCGGCTGCTGCCGCAGTTGCTTGTACAAACTTTGATGTTCCTAAGACAGCCTGTTTGGTTCCATCAACAAACACTCCCATAACGTGAATTTCGTCTTCTTTTGCTCGTTTGCCTCGAATTGAAGCCATGGTAAATTTTTCAAGTGCTTTTTTTGCCTTCTCTACGTCTTTGGTATTTGTGTTGCCACTAGATTTTTGTAGTGCTGCTAACATCTGCTGAAGCAGTCTGGTTTGTTCTTGGTCTTCGGCCATTTAAATTTTCACCTATTTTTACGTCGTATAAGTACATATACACATATATTTATGGTAGGAAAAACATGACCGAGAACAACCCAAATCCGTTGGCTAAACATTTTAGACAACCCAGCATCTACATCAAGTTACCCAGTGAAGGAGCATTTTATGATGATTCTGTTGTGATAATGCCTCACAACAATGAGTTAGCAGTGTATCCAATGACTGCGTTAGACGAAATATCTTATAGAACTGCTGATGCATTATTTAACGGTGCTGCAGTTGCTAACGTAATTAAAAGTTGTATTCCGGCATTTAAGGATCCTTGGAAAGTTAGTACTGCTGATCTTGACACAATACTAATTTCAATTCGAATTGCAAGTTACGGTCACGAAATGGAGTTTACTAGCACATGTCCAAAGTGCGAAGAATCAAATGATTTTGGAATTGACCTGCGTGAAATAATGGATCAAGTTAAATTTGCAGACTATTCAACTCCTGTAACAATCGGTGACATGGAAATATATTTCAAGCCGCTAACTTACAAAGAACAAAACGAAAATAACACTGCACAGTTTGAAGATCAAAAAATGTTAGAATCTTTGCCAACTACAGAGTTACCAGAAGAAGAAAAACTAAAACTATTGCAAGAAGCATTTGCTAATATTAGTTTACTAACTTTAACTGCAATTGCTGGTAGTATTAGCATGATCAAATCAGGCGATGATATAGTAGTTGCACATGAACACATAAGTGAATATATTCAAAATTGCGACGGAACATCATTTGAAAAGATTCGCAAGAAGATCGAAGAAATTAAATTAGTTAGCGAAATTAAGCCAATGAATATTGTATGCAACGATTGCAAACATGCGTACGAAACTCCGTTTACAATGAATGTTGCAAATTTTTTCGCATAAGGCTCTTAACGTCCGGTCCCGAAGAAATCGAAAAGATTATCGCAGACATGGATAAAGAAGTTAAGGGCCTAAAAGAAGACATGCTCAAAATGGTTTGGTTTATGCGAGGTGGTGTAACCTATAGTGAAATTGTGATGATGAGTGGTCCTGAACGTGACTATGTAAGTAAACTTATCAAAGAAAACTTAGAAACTGCAAAGAAGACCGGACAACCGTTTTGGTAATAGCTCAAGTAAAAAAAGATATCAAAGAGTGGTTAATAAACTTTGTAGAAGTCCCTCATCCAGCACTGGGCAACTGGGCACCATGTCCGTATGCTAGACGTGCAAGAAAACTAAACCAATATGACGTAAGACTAGGCAACGACGTAGAGCGTGATTTGTTTTTGTTTAGCAAAAAACAATACATGGGCAAGAATGATGTAATCATATATGCTTATCCTGCAAAACAATATGACGATGCGTATTTTAATTTTATTGTTGATGTAATGAACAACTCCAAAGGTTTTAAAAAACGCAACCTAATAGCACTTGGTGATCATCCAGATACAATTGAAGAACATAACGGTGTACGTTTTAATATGGGTAAGTATGCGTTGGTACTATTACAAGACAAGGTAAAACTACACAACCATGCAACACTGCTAGCCATAAAAGGTTACTATGATGGCTGGAACGAAGAATATTTACAAGACGTGTTCGCACACAGAAAAGATCCAAGACTATGAACATGTATGCCCGAATTGATCTAAGCAAAACCAACTATGATTTTATGGAAAACTGCAAACGCATAAAGAACCCAAACCCAGTCATGCTCGAACGTATATACAATGCGTATTGTGTACAGAAAAAATTTAAAAGTGTGATGCCAATTTTTTCTGAAGAATATGACGATGAGAAGAATAATGTATTAGGATATTATGACAAAGATATTCTGGTTGCATTTAGTTTAATTAGATGTTATAATAATAAGAACGCAGAAGCAATACAGTTCGCTTGGGATTATGCTAAACCATCCTTACGTCTTGGTGTACGTAGTCTACAAAACGAATGTGCAATGTACAAAAAACGTGGATTTGAATATCTCTACTTAGGAGAAGCAGATCCATATAAATTAAAAATTGACGGATTTGAAATACTAGGAGCAAGAACATAATGAACGTTTACACCATTTACGCCGATGTAAAAGAAGGTATAGATGCACGTACATTTGTGTCTAATATGAAGCTTTTTTTAGATAAATTGCCCACTATGCACACCTATAGAATCACAAGAATGAAACTGGGGTTTCGCAGTATGGACTTGCCAGAGTTTCGCATTGACATGGAATTTGAAAGTATGCAAGCACTCGACGATGCCATGACACACGTTGTACAAAACGTAGATGACATTGAAACAGAACATGTAGGATTCAACCAATGGGTAGATGTTGAAACAATACAACACTTCTTGTATAGAGACTATCCAGACTGACACCAACCATTTACATAATCTTCAAGCATCACCTGTTTAATACGCAGTTTCTGCAGATCAGTTGGACCAACACGCATGGTGTTGTCCTTGCGATGATGTGTATCTAGTGCAGGCACGCCTAGCAGATGTGCTATTTTATGTACTTGTTTGTATTCAAATATATGTGTATACACTGACTGATCAGGACCTAGTCTAGCAGTGTTAGTTTCGCAATGATCGTTCACATTTGGAT